CAAAAAGACCAGAGATCGCACTTGTGCGTGATCGAAGGTCGTTTTGTAGAGGAGTTACCAGCAAAACGCAGTCCCCCTTACCGAGCATTGCTCGGCGGGTTATAGACTGCTCTAGTTATTGTTGAGTTCATCCTGGATAGGATTTCTATCTTATCCAGGACGTTCTCTACAGAAACCCTCGCCCTCGGACGACGGTTTTTGTATATTTGTTCTTGAGTGATCGGAGGAAGTCGCCAGACATCCCCAGACCACTCTCTTTGTAATGGGTCACTGACGCTAATCCCTAGGGAATAGTTCGCCATTGGCATCATTAATTTTGTTTCCATGTAAGTCTCAAGACTGCCTTGATCGATTAAGATCTCGACAGTCGTGGGCATTACAATATGTATCGCCTTTTTGAAACCGCTGTAATCCATTGAGTGAAATACCCAATCGACTATAGCGATTCTTCCAATAATTTTGTTCGGAAACTTCCTAGCTGCTAGCTTAGCAAGTTTACGATCATCAGTAACAATAATAATCAACTCTTCTGACATCCTTTGGATGTTCAGAAGAATGATTGGGTCATCTTCGATAATGTTCACCGGAGGGAGTTCGAAAGTTCTCCCTGCGATGACATCCTCGTAGTTATTTGTAAACCATTGAGACAGTTGAGCGACTTCCCGTTGATACGGGGAGTCGGGCTTCGGTCTCCTTTTGAATCTTTTAAGGTATTGAAACTCGGGCATACGGACCCTCAACGGGTCTGATTGCGCGAGAATCGATACAAGTTCTTCAGGGTATAAGTCCTGGTCTGAGTTATATCTCAGTAACCAGGGCGTTGCCTTAAATTTTGAAACGAAACGCTCTACGATTTCAAGGACTTCTCCTTCGGAGTAGTCCCTGATAACGAGAGCTGTTGTCTTGAGGACCTCAAACAGATCATTGTTACCAATGACCTGATCGAGGGCCGCCATTCTTTCGTGAAATAGGTAGTACTTTTTGACCTCGGTCTCAGGCACTAAAACCTTATTTCTCTGTAATTGTTCCAGAGTGCCAGGTGGGAAGAGTTTAGTCTCCTCCCGCTTGACAACCCGGAATTTCTTTATCGGATGATCTTCTGGAATCGTTAACGTTTCCACAATACCTTCCTTTTCAAAATGTGTTGTGTCCCTAACAACACCGCGTAATTCGGTGATGTTAGGTGACAATTCACCTAATGCTTCTTTCATCACTTCGGCGATGACGTTTTTACACCATCGTCGTTGTGATAGAATTGCTTTATGCCAGGAGTAGACGTCCCAACCTGGGGCGATCTTTCCTGAACCGAAAATTTGTCTTGGTAGAAAGACAGGCTCTGGCCTGTCCTTCAAACCAAGACCTATATCTTGACATGCTGAAGAAACTGAGTACAGGAAGTTAATTCCTGTCTGAGAATCTTTAGCAACATATTCAAGCTCTTTTCCAAGGAGGGTGTATTTCCCCTTTGGATCCGAGCTGTAATCTTGTCTGTCTTTCTTCGTATCTATGATCAACCGACCTTTCGGATGGTCAAGATATGGAGATATTCTTGAATCTTTTAACCTGTTGGCATTTTTCACAGTGTGAAATCTGTCAATAGGAAATCTGAATACTTCTTCACAGTACGTACCCCAGTCCTGGGTTACGAACGTGTCTAATTCTGATCTTTTATAACCTAGAAGGGATGCCCCTTCTAGGAAATAATCGAAATATTTTTGTCGGTCTGGTCCGGCAGCAATTCTATTGCCGTCGTCGCCATTCCCCACCCCCATAGAAATCACTTTCTTCCCCATTTTGATTTTCGCATAGCGATCACAAATTGGGTGAGCAAGGGATAAGTTTGTCTTGGTGAGCGGATCCCCCATGGGGATTCCGTTGACCATTTGACCCTTGTATTTACCATTGTAGTAGAGGTTCTTGTCTCCTATCCAAACGGAGAGAAGGACATCCACTACTTCTTTTGTTAATCCCATTTTCGTGAGAAGCGGCCGCATGACTGCTTCCCCTGATTCATGGGACGGGTTGTCAGTTGCTTTCTCCCAATCGAAAGAAAGAATTGACACCTCGTCTTCAAACATAAACTCTGACCTCTTCGGATCCGAAGAGTCCAGACTTTGTACAAATGCCCATCCCAATCTCCCTGCCTTGAAGCTTTGCTCAAGATCAGGAACACATTTGGCCATTTCAATGGTCAAGTGTGAGAATGGTTGTAATAATACGTCTTTGTAGAATGATCCACTTGTGACCACTCTACATTTTCCGTTTTCTCGTATCCCGGCGACGTTGACGTCCCAGACGTCAGCATCGCCGCGAACAGCCTTTTCGAAGGCAATCTTCCAAAGGGTAGTCCCTAGTTCACCTCCTTCATTAAATGGGGAGGGAGCCGGAGGCTTCTCTATAGAATTGTTGCGGACCATCTCCTTGAGATAGCCGAATTTACCTTCGTCTTTCTTGCGGTTTTCTCTGCACGCGGACGTTGACATGCTTGCTCTAAAGTGAGCATTTATCGCGTCTGCATCGAATACCACATCACCTGTAATCTCATCTATTGCTTGCAATAGGTGAGAGTTCGGGGTGAATATTTGTTTGGTCATTACGGTACTGAAGAATTTCTCCAGTGTCGTTTCGACCATCTTTTTATCAGCGAGTCCGGTGGACCGTGTTTGTGCAAATGTACAGACACGGAACATCTTCTCTTTTGAGTTTCTCATTGATAGATTCTTATTGTAGTATTCTACAATAGGAATCATCCAGAGATCATTTCTAAATTTTTCAGAAATGACGGTCTTCTTTTCGAAAGCCGCCTTTCTGATTTCCTTACG